AATTGGATGGATTGCCAGGTTCCAAAAAAGAATGGCAAATACAGAATGCTTTTTGGTATTACAAAAAACTCAGCCAAGATGAGAATAATGAGAGCTGCCAAAAGATGTGGTATTGAATGGCAAAATGGAATGTCTCCATTTAGAAAGTTTAGTTATTCATATTTAAGAGATGCTATGGCTTTAACTGATAAGCAGATCATGCTTAGATTTGGCTGGAGCAATATGGATACTCCTAACAAATGGTACTACAAAGATCTTGATAACAATAAGTCAGAAAGATTAGCAGCTATCAATGGCATGCTTACCCAATAAACCTATGAGCTATCTCCTATTCAAGTTGAATTTGGAGATGGCTTATGTCTCTACATTTGAGAGAGATCCATGGGTCCAGGAACAATACGATAAATATTTAGATAATTTTTATAGCACGCAAAAAAAAAGGGAGGGTTTAATTAACCCTCCAGAAAACCCTCCGACTATTAAATAAATAAGCAATCCCAACAGCTCTCGATAGTATTCGAACCTATCGATAAATCTTACCATTTGATTAGTATTTACAACATTTCTAACACAAATTGCATGTGATTTATTGACAAAAATGCTTATAAAAAAGCTATGTTTTATAAGGGATATATCAGATTGATATATCGTTTATCCTCTGATAATCCTCTCATGTTTTAAAGAATGTCTGGCTGTGGCGGAGCCTGGTACCGCATCTGCTTTGGGAGCAGAGGATCGTTGGTTCAAATCCAACCAGCCAGACCATTACTCAAATGTCTTGTCTTCAGCTCTCTTAGCATCATCCAGGCGCATACATTCATAATGAGCTTTCTCTCCTCCGTAAAAGGCTACAAAGCTCTCAGTATTTATCATGTCTTTTTTACAGTATTTGCATGGTCCAATATCAATAACTATTGTGGCTGGCTTTACCCAAGTTTTTTTCTTAGGCATCCGCACCTCTTACAAATATTGTTAGATCCAGAGTTGATATTACATAAGCAGTATTGCTTGACATAACCCCAACTAAAGAGCCATTTCATTATATTAATCGGATTTAGATATTGATATAATTTTTCCATCTTTAACCACCGCATTTACTTGCATACAAGCGTATTGAGCATTTGAGTTCCTACGAGCTATACGAGCCTTTTTCATACACTCAGACATAGTTGGCATTAATAAGTGTTCTTTTAAAACTGGCGGATCTCCCAGATACATCAGCAGCGCAAAAACTAATTCCATTAATGAGTACCATTCTTTCTTACTTTGTCTTTTAACATCTCAATAGTATCTTTCATTTGCTCTATATCTTTCATAGCTCTATTAAGATTTACATTATTGTTTCTCATGCTTTCCATCTCAGCATCTGTTTTCTCTTGTGCAGTAGTCAACATCTCCAGGAGGAGATATTGCTCTTGATCTGTAATTTTTTGATCTGATTTAGTTATTAGATCTGCCTCCATAATATGCCTGGAGTTCTCTAAGCTAGTTAGCCTGGAGGTAATTTCAGTATAGGCAAAAATTCCAAAAGCTACAGCTGCAAGCAGCGCAATTAAATTTCTAACTGGTAGGCTAATCTTGCTGCTGTCTGAAATAGATATATTATCTTTCACATTCCACCTCTGTTTCTTCTTTTCCAGGATCTTTTTTTGTGCTTATTCATACTTGAAAATTTAGGTTTCTTTCTTTTAGATATGCTAGTCTTTTTTGGGATCCTTTCATGTGGCTGCTTGTTAATATCAAACTTAACACGAGCCATTACTTTTTCTTTCGATCAAGTACAGACTTTGTAATCTTAGTACCAAAGCTAGCAGAAAAAACTATGATAACTAAATACCAAACGCTATCTGGTAAATCATTTATAATAGCAACCCACTCTCTAAAATTTTCTCTTGTTGCTGGAAACCAACCAGTAGTAAGCATAGCTATTAACCACGCCATTAATATCTCATCTTTAATCGAGTTATCCTGGCTTTTAATTCTAGCTAGATCTGTGTCTTTAGCTGCCTCTATTTCAGCGGCTCTAATTACTTTTGTCTTTTCAGCTTTATGTTTAAAATGATCTGTTGCTTTATTAATAACCATTTTAGTTAATGGATTATTAAATATTTTTAATAAGTGTATCATGCTGCGCAGCTCCTCATTATGCCAGCTAGCTCCTCGCATCTCTTAGTTGTTTGTTTATGCCAGGCACTATCAATCATCTCATCTGCTGCTTTGTTATAGTCTGCAGCTCTAATACCCTCCCACATTTTTTTGAATTTACTTACTCTTGGCTTACCAAGTTGAAAGCACATCTCGCAAATCAATCCTCTAATTGTGGTAAATTTTTCGTTGGGATCTATGTCTGATAGCAGCTCATCAGCTGAGGTTAAAGCAATTTCAAAATCTTTATCAAACACAGCATCAAGCTCTTCTTTAGAATATTCCACACCCTCAACAAAGTTATCGGTAGGTAAAACCAAATGACCATAACCAATTGTAGCAAAACCCAGGCTATCGGAATAGACAGAACGCCTAAACCCCTCATGTTGTTTAATTCTTTCTTTAATGTTTTCCATATAATTCTATGACTTCTTTGGATCAAAGTTAAGTATCTTAACACCTAATCTCTTTTGTTCGGCTGTTCTCCCTCGTGCAATCTTCCAACCATTACTACGAAAGTTTTGTGTCTTAACATCATAAGTATTGATCTCTTTTGTTTTAGTATTGAAAGTTAAAATATCTATGGGACCAGTACCGCCAACTGGTACAAAGACTATTAGATCTGGATCCTTAGCAAACTTAGATGCAGCTAACAGCTCATTAGATAAACCTATAGAGTTTGTTTTTCTATTTCTGAAAGTAGTAGAAGAGCGAGCCAATAATTCCCCCAAGTAGTATTATTATTGCTGCTGCTCCTTTACCTCTATTCATAAATGTTTTTAATTCTTTAATATCTTTTCTCATTTCATCTATCGCTTTAAATAAAGTTTTCATTCTCTCAGCGCAGACTTTTTCATGGTACGATATTCTAATACCATTATGATCTTCAATATTTGAATTTGTTGATTTTTTTTTTTTAGATTTCATTTATTGGCTTAC